CTAAAGCCTCAGTAAAGTTATATTGAAAACCATAACTAACTTCACCATTTGGTACAGTAGTCCCATCAACTTCATAGTTATAAAACTTTCTACTGCCTGCGTATTCATCAGTTCCATCTTGAAATAATAACAATTCTTTTATTCCAATTACACCACTTAATCCTAATATGTTATATTGTAAATCGTTTATATTAATTGATTGTCTAAATTGCATTTTCTCTACTTTAAAAAAATCTTTTATTACTTGAATTACATTCAATTGTACTTCAGTTGCATTTGAGCGTCTGTCTTGATTAACAATAAACCTAACACCAAAATTTATTATGTATCCAGAAAATAACGTATTGTTAAGCGTAAATCCAAAATCAACTTGGTCGTTAATCATTCTAAACTGATTAAGATAAGTTGCCACATTTTGTAAAATAAGTTGTGGTGATTGAACAAGTTGTTTGTTTTGATTGTAAGAAAGAGTGGATACAAAAAGAGTTCCACCATCTAATCTTTCAACATATGTTTTAGCAATACTACCAAATTTTACAGGAATACTTTGTATCCTTGCCGTATAATCTTCTTTAGTTACACAACGTAGTTGGGTAGCAAAAAATGCACTAGCATTATTTCTAATCTCATCTACGGTTTGACCATCTGTTCCACCAACACTTGGCTCATCATTTGTTACAGATATAGTTACACCATCAGGAGCATTATTTATCGTAGTAAGTTCTCCAACTTGAACGTTAGATGTAGCGCCACCACCAGCTCTGTATGTAAAAGTTAATATAGTGTTTGCTGGTGTTTCACCTAAGTTTAAATTATTTCCTATCGTAGAACCTATAGCGCTAGGAATATCAGAAAGATTAGTTCCATTTATAGTCACACCAGCTTGCTCCACCGGATCTACATTTGAACCTGAATTACTAAATCTGAATAAACCATTTCCAAATTGAACCTTATATGTTTGAGTATCTTCATCAAACTTTGATATAAACTTTTTATTAGTTTTAATATATTCAGCGACATAAGGAACAGGTATGATAGATTCACTACCACCTGCTCCAACACCAAGACCTTGATCATATGCAGTAACTCTATTATCATCATTAGAGTAATGGGTTTGTTTTAAAACTTTTTCTTGTGCTAGGTAATCAACATTATACCATTTTTGTCCAGATGAATCTTGGCAGTTTAAAATCTCAATTATATTATCTTCGCCTAAATCTAATTCTAAAAATTTAGTTGGAGATGTAATTGTAAATGATTTTGTTTTAGTTTGGCCCGAAACAGCTCTTACATATCTAGTAAGAGTATATGATTCAGCTTCACCATTACTATCTAGTATTGGAGCACTTACAGAATCATCACCCGAACCACTTGTTGTAAAATCTATTTCACTAGTTGTTTCAAAAAGTATTTGAGAATCTACGTTTGAAGCCATTTGCAATCCACTACCTATTGATTGTGGAGCGTCTCCATATTTTGGAGTACCATCGGTATTTGCATCAATAGTAGTTGTAACTTTTAACTTAACTACAGATGGGGTTTTGTTTGGAGACTTATACCCAAGAAACTCAGAAAGTCTTCTTACATTTCTTTTTTCAGTTGCTGTTGCTAATAAATTTTCTTTGTAATTATAATCAATATAATATGAAAGAACATCACCAACGTAACTTGATAATTCTATTAACATCATACCAGGTGATGTTTCATTAAAATCTTTATATGTATTGGGAAAATAAGACTTAGTATATTCAATTAAGTCAGCTTTTATTGTGCTAAAATCTTTACTTGTATAATTTACATTTGTTTCTATTAATTTTTGTTTATCGGTATATGCCATTAGTAAGCTCCATCACTTGTTGTTGATGATGAGGCACCATCGCCGCCATTATCAAATGTAACTTGAACACTATCTAAAGAGTTAGGTGCTCTACTTATATTAAATTCTATATTTATATTTATTTGATTTACATCATCTCGTCTATCAATGTTAATATTCTGCAATTGAACAAATGGCAACCACAGTTCAAAAACATCTACAATATTATTTTCAATTTGAATATTTGTTTCATCTGATGCTTGTTCAAAAAGAAGTTGTTTTAAATTCATACCTAAGTTTGGTTGAAATAATCTATCACCTTGATTAGTTTGTAGTAAAAGTTTTATGTTAGTTTTTACAGATTCAATAGTAGTTTTAGTTGTCGCAAAATAACCATCTCCACCTGGAACTAATCCTAAAGGAAAATCAATTCCAACTGATACCCGTGTGTCTTTATCATTTATAAATTGATTTGTTTTATTATTAGGTATTGGCATATTTAATCCTTATCAGATGTTAGTAATTTTACTTTTGAGTTTCTTACCGCCGATTTAACTCTACCATCCTGAATTTTATTTGTAGTATCACTTATCTGTGCGATATTTTTTATTGATGTAAGATTTTGACCAGCAGCTGATAATGGTGCCAAAGTAGCAGAAGCGGGTAATAATCCACCACCAGGAGAAGGTGGACCTACAACCGAACCACCACCTACTTGAGTTTTAATAGTTGTAGCTGGAAAATGTATAGGTGCTTCCATTTCAGTAATATTAAATGTCTGTGCTTTAACCCAATTTATTATAGCTTTAGATATATCTTCTGCTAGGTCATCTACTTTCTTTTTACCTTCTGAAGTAGCATCTACAAAATCCTTACCTAAGTTTTTTTCAAAAGCGTTATATATGTCGTCTTTAAGCCCCATTTCTAAACTTTTCCTTTTCTTCTACTTTTTGCATTACACTTGAATAATCTTTTGTAAAGGCATTAGCCAAATGGTCAGGTAAACCAGCAGTATCCTCTGTAACAGATTTAACTTCGGCTTCTTTATTAATTGTTTTCCAATCACCAGCATGAGCTGTTTCTTGTAAAATATCATTTAAGATAGAATTTTTTGTTAGAGGGGTATGAGTATCTACTGGAACTTTTGGCACTTTTTTTGATGGTGATGCGGTATGCTGTAAGACTCTATCTTCTGCTATATAGCTTTTATTATTACTAACTAACACTTCATCTAACTTTTTATCAAGTGCTGCAAATTTTAAATCTAACTCTTCTCTTATTATATCTTTAATTAACTTCTTAAATATATTAACCTTCATTTTTTACTCCTGTGTTGGTTCTTGTCTGTTTGTTTCTATGTAATGATGATGACTCAGAAAATTAGGACCATCTTTTCCATAATTTACTACCCCATCATTATCAGTTTCAGTTCTTGCTTCTAATTGTTTTACTATCTCAGTTAAATTAAGTATAGGACTTTCAAGTGTCACACTCTTACTTTGATTTAACGGTGCCCCTAAAGCATCAGTAAGTGGTACAGGAACTCCTTGTACAAGAGCATGAGCATTTTTTAATATCTTTGTTATATCTTCTAACATTTTTCTTAACTCGTTACCTAATACTATAGGCTCCTTCTTACCTTTTGCTGGTTCTCCTAAATAAATATTACCAGAATTAATAACTGAATAACCTGAATTGTTTAATGTAAAATTCTTTTTAGCTCCAAAATTTATATTTCTTCCGGACGCTACAGTAAAATCTCCTTGACTACTTCTAGCATCAAAGGTTATTCTATCAGATGTAATAATAATTTGATCATTTGTTGTAGTGTCATTGACACTTCCATAGTTGTAATTGAATACATTTTCATCGTTATCATTTCCTTTGTTTAAAGGAAATCGATTTACTTGTTCTGCAGGAATATCAATTGATAAACGAAAACCACTATTTTGACCAGCAAAGTTTTGCTCAATTGATCCGTTAGATAATAGAGAAATAACAGAACCTGCTGATAATGATTCTTCGGAAAATGGATTATTGTTACTTATATTTAATAATGGAAATATAGCTTTAGAACCAATTCTAATACCATTACCATGCCTACCTTCCATCAATAAATCAGAATGCTTTGATATGTCATATGAAGCATTACTTAAAAAGTCTAGTTCTATATTCCTTCCTTTTTTTAATTTCTTAACTCGTAAGTTTTGTGGATATTCTACCCCATAACCACTTTTACTATCTACTTGTGGGTTGGAATTAAATCCTCGCCCTTCTAAATTTTTAGAATAAAAACTAGCAGGAGAATAGTTAGGTTGATTAAAACTATTTAGAGGTCCTATATAATAAAATTTTTTGGATATCAATGTAAATAAAACTAAATCGCCTCTTGTAATAGAATCGCTTATACCTCTAAATAAAGGTCTAGCTTTCATTTTTTTTTGAATAGTTGGTAGAGTAGTATTTAAAGGTTTTATCTCAATTATTTGAGATGAAGTTTGCTCTTCATCTTGATTAGGATAATCAACATTATTGATAAAAACTCTATTAACAAAAGCTAAATTAAACTCTACTGATTTAGTAGCGA